CCCATGCCGGAGAAAAGGTACTTCTACCAATTCTCCACTATCACAGCCAGCGACGACGGAGCACGCTCCGGCGACGCCTCGTATACTGACGGACCGAAAATGGTGAGACGGGATCTATATCCACGTCCCACCACGATCGCGTTTGACTGCAACGAGCGTTGAGGCTGTTCGCGTGCTCTGAGAAGAATCTCAGAAGCATCGACCAGCCGTCGATCGTTTGATCGAGTACAGGAGACACGACATCGTACACGTAGAACTCGAGCTTTTGCAAGCTCTTGTTGACGCGACGACGTTTGGGTCTCTGCGACTCGGGTACTACTGCTAAGCTTGGACAAGAAAGATTCATGTCCCTGCTTGGGATTGCACCATATACACGATGCAATCTCTCTACGAGTTCTTCGTAGACATGGTAGTACTGCCTATCATAGAAGGAATTCGCATAAGCGATCCAACTAGTATAGACATCCGGACTTGGTTGTGACGACCACACGGTTCGTAAACGAACCGGAGTGACGTTGACGCCATGGAAGGCGTCCATGCCACACGACTCTCTAAAGAGTCCAGCGGTGCAGCTCTTGTCAGGTTTTACTTGTAAACCAAACGACTCGAGCCGTTCGATTGCGTTCTGCACGTAATGTGTAGGGACAATCACGTCATCACCGTATACATAGATACTGTCCTTAGTATCTGCGTCAGTGATACCTGCGGCGAGAATAGCCCAGACAGTGAGCGCTAATACGGGAAAGCATAAACAGCTTCCCATAGGCGCAAACTTCTTGAGCTCGAGTTCTCGTCCGTCAGGTAGCACGGTCGACAAACTCCTGCAGGCCTCCAAGTACGTATAGACGTGCTCGGGGAACAGCAGGCGAACTAACCCAGTCGAAACCCGATCTGAGGCCTCTTTGAGGTCCAGCGTCGAGTACCTTCCATTCTTGGAGCCCATTAGGGCACCAAACTGGTTCGGTGACTGGTCAGTGAAGCGCACATTATCCCTGGTTAGGGGATGCGACTCCACAAGGTCCACGATGGCCTGACCTAATCCCTGCTGAACCCATTGATAATCAACAGGTTCGCATGAGATCAATCGAGGCCCGCGAGAGTCCTTCGGCACGAGAATAACTCGCGCCGGGAGACTCTTGTTGTCGATACCTGAAAAGGTATCGAACTTATCACATACGTGCCCGATCGATGCGCAGAAATACGCATCGAAGGGGTAAACATCTGTGATACGCTCCGATACATTCGTCCAGAGATACTTCTCCGAAAGCTGCTGCCGAGTGGCAACAGCTCCGGGTCCGTGCTTTGGATAAATGTCTTTCGGATCAAACCGACAAAACAGCTTCGCGAGAAGTTGTCTTGCCTCACGTGCTACCGCCGACGGGTTACTGCCTTCAATAGGGCATCTAACCCGGCGGTAAGTAGTAAATTCAGGATCGGCTTCAATTTCTTGAAGCCTCGCCTGAAACGCGGAAAGGTCGGCTTCAGCTTTCTCAAAGCTGGAGACGACTTTGTGTTCTTGCTCATCGGTATAGGGCAGTTCATACTTGTAAAACAAGTACAAGACCTGCCTGACTACTCTGACGCATTCGGCACAAGGTTGCTCAAGGAGCACCCCGTCTGGCGATAATACCCTCTGAAAGAACTCACCTAGAAACCTAGGAAGTTTACTATTGGGCAAGGGGTCAAACCCGAGATCAATAGAGTTCAGTGGTAGTGTCCCGGAAATAGCCTTATCAAAGGCTTTCCCCAGGCGTGGTAAGGTTTTCGTAAGAAAACCCATTCCTTCAGCAAATAGTCGACACTTAGCCTTATTAAGGGTTAAGCGAAGACTAGAAGTGTTGAACACTCCAGCGTGTCGTACAGAAACGTCACGTAGGAGTGCGGCTACGATAGTATAACTGTCGTCTAGGCTCTTATTGGGGACCATAAGGTTTCCCTCCTAGAGCATGCCACACTCTCACGCGATCCATCGCACGAGATATAGTCGATCAACAAAGAAGTCATGGACGATAAATCCAAAACTCCATCCGTTTACGAACCGAGTATACAGCCCGGTAGACGCCGTAAGAAACTTACGACGATCTACTGCGCTGCGTGGCTCGATGCTGTAAACGGGAACGGACAACTGCAACTCAGCAAGTGCCCCGATCCTTTGGTGGGCTGGCCCTACATACACTATCCAAACTGCAAAGTGGTTATTAACCACCGCGGTGAGGTTGTGTCAATAGAGTCAGACCCGACCTGGGGATCGGGGTATTACTTCGTTGAGATACCATAACATACATTATGAACATAAGTTCAGAGCGAAAGCATGATAAGTGCCCTCCCAGCCGCCACGAAGTTTTCTTCGCGAGCGGAAATGTACATATCGTAGCAGACGTAGAGGAGGTTAAATTCCTCTCACGCGTGCTACGAGACAACAGCATTTGCAACTTCGTTATTACGGAAACCTCAAAGAATCAACAGGTGTTGATCTTCAGAGACTCTTTAGTGACGAAGACGCTATTGGGTTGGTACGTGCGCGTTCTGTCTTAGGACGACTTTCTGACTACCCGATTAAGGGTTTGTCCGTAGTTGCTCCGTGGATCCGGCGGCATATATGTCCCACATTAAAGGGGGCTTTATCCGTTTGGTCCGAGTTCAGGAGTAGTGTACGTTAGTCAGAGGTTCAAGTCGTCGCCTACCGGGGATTGAATTAAAGGTCCCCGTTGAGCAACGATTTCGCGCCGTTCCCCGTCCCATCGAAGAGAACCGTAGTCGCTGCGCCAGTTGTGGCACAAAGACTCATTAGGTTCGCGATGAGATGGGTCGGATCAGCATTACTCGTCAAGGCCCCCACTGGGGTATCCAAGACGACGTAAGCGCTGACCGTCACAGGAAGCGTCGTGTCGACGCCAGACATGACAGTTTTGTCAAATCTGACGAGGCTACGACGCCGCTTGCGAATTCCCGAACCAGTCTCTTGGTGTTTAACCGTGAGGCGGTAAGGGAGGGAAGGTGTTTCGCCTATCTTGGCGAAGACAGTTTCCCGGCCCGATTGACTGAGTCGGCTGAATTCAATTTCAGTTCCGGCTGAGTCCTTGATCTCGTTTGTGTTGAGTGTGTTAGCTAGCATGCTTGTTTCAACTGCGTTGTACCCTTATTAGGGGCGGCGCTGGTATAGAACCAGCAACTGGTTACGTCACCGCTTTCGTGCAATCACGAGAGCGGCTCCGAGGCTGACTTCTTTAAGAGTCAACCCGCTCGATTCAATCGAACTGACTGGTAGACCGGTGACAGTACGGCGATAAGCTGTCTGTACAACGGTTGGCAGTGTTTGGCGGTGTTCTGCGAAGCGGTTCTCACCCGACGCGATACGAATCCCCGTGTGAACGAAGATTCGGCGTCGACGTGTGATGCTCCACAGATACCTACGTATGTTGATCTGCGGTTCCATGTTCGTAATCTTCAAGGTGTCTAGGTAAGGGCCTATGCCCAGAACCCAGTCAACCACGAAGGACCAAGGAAGGGCGTTCCAGATGATCGCGGGATTAAGATTAATCCCTAGAGCGTCTAGCCAACCCAACAGCCGAGCGTGCTCGGCTTGGTACCCAGTATAATTGTAATTATACTGTAATTGAGCATGGAATATAGACGGATCGTAGTAAACCTGGCGACTAGCCCCGGTCTCGGAAAGGATAGTACGCGCGTCTTGCGCGATACGTCCCGACCAAGACCAAGGATTGTCGATATCAGGAAACTCCGACCAAGCGAAGCGGAAATGCCTCGATTGGACCCGTCCCGCGCGTGTGACGAAGTCGTTTAAACGTGCTTCGGTACGCTTCAAGGCAAGATAAATCTTGCCTATGTCAGATATCAGCGGCAGTATGTTGAACTGCAAGTTCAAATACTGACCAGCTGCCGTTCTCAACAGGCTCGCGAACGAAATGTTGCGAGGAATAAGGAGCTTACCGACAGTGGCTATAAAGTCACTAGCGGTGAACAACTTTTTGATGACGGATATTGTAGGGCGCAGATCCTTTAACTCCAATAAGAAGTTAGGGAGACTGATCTCAGCCTTAACGAGCGGAAGAAGGGTTTGTAAAGCCCGGTTCTCCAGTTCGCTAAGGTCAGAAGGCGCAGGAATAAAAGAATTTCCTGTCCCATCTACAATATACAAGGGAGGGAGGTCTTGGTCAAGACGACCGGGATCCCCGAACGGTAACGAGTACGTAAATTGAGAATTACGTACATATCCTACAAACGGGTCGATAGACTCACCTAATGAATGAGCGGAG